GACGTAACTGTACATTTTGGTTGTTTTTTTGACGAATGATGTTAATTTGCCCTATTAATTTATCATTTTTATCGCGCGCCATAACGATAGCTTCTTCATCTTCTCCGCTTCCGGTCGCGGTTGAGTCTATACTTGTTGCTTTTTTTACATATTTAGACTTATTGATTAAGTCTCCGGTCAAAGTACCCCCGATAAGCTGTAAATAAGTAGTGTCTATCTTATTACCCGCCGCATCGTTAACGGCTTTTTCAGATTCTAAAACTTTAGTAATTACTATGTCTTTTCCTTCAGAACCGTCAAACCATACAGGTTCAGCATGTACTTTGCCTGTAATCCCAATTTTTCTTGGGACTTTTAATCTGGTTGCCGTTGCTGCGTTACCTGATATGCCCGTTGCGTGAGCGTTAGGATTTGTATTATGCGTATCTAACGGCACTTTAGCAAATTTATTTAATGCATTACTTAAATTTTCGGACAATAACTGTGCGTCTGCATCATTAGCGTCAAAATCCTGACTTTGAATAAAATCGGCAACGGCTTTCCCGATCATACTAACCTGCCGATACAACTTATTATGCATAGCCGAAGACGCTACCCCGGATTGAACGCCTTTTTTTCTTTGTGTGTGATTTTCATAATCCGTATCGGACATAATGTTAGTTTTTGATTCATCAAAAACCTTGAAATTATTATTAGCCATTTGACCATTCTCCTTTTTCGTAACCGGCAAACGTTGCTGTGTCTAAATCGTAGGCGAATAACGGATTCGCGGAAATCTGCATATTAACTCTGACACCCTCGGGTTTCGGTATAATATAGCCCAGTTCAATCATTTCTTTTAATTGTTCATCGCTAACGCCGACTAATGACACGTCAATCGTCATATCTTGATTGTCGCGGATCGATATTGTGATATCCGGCAGTAACGCCCGCCATCGTTCCTGCAGCGATTCAATACCGCCATCCCAATTCACTTTCGCAATCGTTGCGTTTAATAATATTCGGTATAACTCATCCGACAATATACTGCTTGCGCCGTTCTTCGCATTAAACGGCATTACCCGCGATCGCCCGAGATACAAGCCGATAATATCCAGTTGCGTCCCTGCCGCTGTATTGATATTAAATGCATCCGGCATATCAAATGATATCTGCATCGGATCGTCAGTGTAACCGAGCAACAATTTCATCATTTCCGCATATTTCGGTTTGTCACGATGCTCCGATGTGATGCAATCTAAATAACCTTCGTATAACGCCATGATTACACCTCTTCAGCTGTGACCGTGCAGGAATTATATTGCGCCACCTGATTAAACGATATCGGTATATTAGCAACGGTCGGGTTACTGCCCGCAATACCTAACTTCACTTCGACGACACTAAAAGTTGGGTTCGTGATGTCGGCAATTGCCCGTGCCGCAACCGCCCAGATACTTGACAGATAGACGGATTGCCCGATTGCAAGGATCTGCAGATAATATTTCACATAATTAATTATTGCCGCTTCTACTTCTTTTGTGTAACCGGTTAGTTTTTTCACCCGCACCTGCACGGCAACTTTCTTATATATAGGACGAAAGAATTTAATATTCGTTGACACATTTTCTGTATTCAATACCGGTACCGTCGTTGTGCCGTACGTCCCGCAGCCTGGTGATTTCCGCATGTATATAGCTTTCGCAATATCCATATCGTTTCCACCTTCCACGATGGCAGAAATCGAATGCCCGGGAATACCGTTACTATCGGTTATATTCGTATCATTCTCCAACACAGAATAACGTGTAACACCGGAAACAGCGGCGATCGCGCCCTTTGTCGATTCGATAATCGCCTGTGACGGATTGGCAACAGAGATAGTCTGTCTTGCCCTCAGTTGCTCGTCCGTTTCCACCGGCTGCCCCAATACAGCCTGCTCTTTATTCGTAACAGATACCCAGCCTTTCATCGGTGTAACGATACCGGTGACAGTGCCAGCCGGTGCGCCGACAGCTCCGATTTTTGCGCAGGTTGCTGTAGCTGTAGCATGTCCTGTCGTATCAATGTCCACTCGATACGGCAATTTCCACTGCACGTCATTAACGTCACGGACGAGGCCAGAAATTATTCGAGTCCCCGGATTACCGGTTAATGTAACTTGCACTGTACTGTATGATGCCTTTTTTCGCGATAATCCGTTGATTTTAACCAGCGTGTCCAATGCCGTGCCGATTGCCGTTTTCGGCGACCGGTTATTATAATCCAGTTCGACCGCCTGAAACGTATCATAGATTTTTAGGGCGAAAATGCTAATCATTTGATAGTCCTGACTGTCATTTCCGAGGTATATGTCCTGTCCGTAAATCTGCCGGAAATGATCTATCATATCATCCCGGATATCGTTATATGTCGGATAATGATATCCGGACGCATCTATATACGGTTTAAAATATGCCATTACATTTTCACCTCCGATAACTGCACTTTGCCATAGTCCGTCCTGACGGTGCAGGAGAACGTGTACTGCCGAGTGTCACCGTTCCAGTACGAATGAAATTCAATAATGTCCTGTACATGTTCGGTGCCGGTGATACGGTCACGCAGCAGCTGTTCTGCCGCTTTAATGTCATTGTGACCTAAGATTTTCTGCCAGAGCGGCAACCCGTCATTCAAGTCCTCCCACCATTCGGCGAGAAATAACAGCAGTCGCGTTTTAACCGCCTGTGCGCAGGCCTCGCGATCCGTCAGATAATTTGCCGATCCGGCTCCGAATGTGTAATCGCCGTTTTCGTCCAGTCGTCTGTATTTCATCTCGGTCCTCCTGTGCTTCCGCCGCCGGTTTTAACGCCGTCGTGGACATGCGTATTCATATTGATACCGGCAACTCTAAGCGTCTTAGCTATTGTACAATCTGCAGATGTCGTTACGTTTCCGTTAATTTGCACATTAGCGTTAATAGTAACCTGTCCCGGCTTTAAATCAATAAACGTGCCGCCATCCTCAGTCCTGACTTGCACGGAATCACCGGAGTAACCCGGAACAGTGTGGACTTGCGACCGAAACCCGACAATTGCCATGCCGTCCGATAGATCGTGCCTGCGGCGTTCCACCTGATTTTGCACACCGCCGGATTGCCACCATGCGTCAATGCAGGAATCCGCAAAAACAACTAAGCATTCATCACCCGGCGAAACGGGCAGCGTAACGCAATAGCCGCCACCGGCGTATACGAAAAACGGAACATTAATCAATATCGGTAATTCTACCCATTGATATGTTCCGTTCATTTCGATTTTTTCCCGAATGGTCGGCTGCACAGATACCGTCTGCGCCGAATAATTCACCTCGGTCACAATGCCGGGAATCGCAACACGAAGAGTGCGAGAAAAATCACTCCGCTCCCGTCGCGATTTATCCAAATTCCCTGCAGTTCGACTTTCAATTGATATCATGACCTCACCGTCCCATCTGCAGAATCAACCATAATCGGAAGCCCGGATTTTCCGTTTCTGCCGATTCCTATAATTTCCGTCAGCCATGTTTCGCCATGCGTATCACCAGAATGCACCAGCGAATAGACCTCGTATTCACCGGTCGGATCGAATCGGGTATTCTGATCTGCGACTTTACCGCCCGCCGGTGACATATTCGGCTTCATCATCTGACCGGTGTCAACCACCGTTCGCTGGATAATATCATTATCGATTTTAATTAACCCGTGGATTGTGACTGCAGGATTGAGCAGCATTTTTATTCCGATACCATCATCTGTATATTCCGGCGTGCCGACAAGCCCGGTTTGTGGCGTCAAATACAAACATTTATCGTCTGGAATCGGGTCGGTATATTTTCGGACTTCGAGCTTACCATTATCGACTTGCACGAACGAATCAGTGGTGCGCGCCTGATCATCCAATATATCTGCCGGATAACCAAAGCATACTTTGCCGCGCGGCAATGTTGTTTCCGGTAAATTTTCTGATACATGCTCGATTTCAATCGGATAATATGCCAGCTTGGCCGTCGCTTCGATGACATCACGAGGATTACTGCCCGCCGCCAGTGTAGTCCGTATAAAATTACCGCCGTAAAAGTTCTTGCCGTCAGCAGCTATGATTTCCAGCCGATAATTGATACCGTCCTCACGATTTCGGAAAACCTGTATAATATCGCCGTCAAAAATCAAGCCGTACTGTGCGGCATAGCCGGCTTCAAGCTGAATATGAAACCCCTCTTTGATGATTTGCGCTTCCGTATCCGGAGCCAGATTATATATCATAATATGCGCAATTGACGGCTGTCCTAACGCATTTTTTTTGATTTCAAATACCGTCCGGAGATTTGATACGTCAAGTGCCGTCGTTTCTTCGTACTGCACTAATACCCGCCACATGCGACCGTATAAGCCGAGATTGGCTGTCGTTGTAATTTCTTGTCTTGCGCTCATGCCGTATCACTCCAGACAAGCAACCAATCGCTACCAAGATTTCCTGCATTCGGCCATTCATCTTCCATCTTATGCGCAGGAATAATGCAAGCCGAACCGATCTCGAGATATGAGTATTGCTCTAATATATTCTGCCCCGGCAACATGGGTAGATTATGTATTAGCTCCGTGCCGTTGCTGTCCGATACAGATACACTCCAGTACCCTGCGATTTCGTTATAACGCGTCGAGAATACCAGCGTTATATTTTTCTTGTCTACCGGAATTTTACAGGAAAATGTATTCCGAGGCTTCGAAGTAATCGGTATAATTGAATACATCACTTACCTCCGATAGAATCGTTAATCGCGGATAATATGCTTTGATTATTCGCCGGAGAATCCGTGTCAACCGGCTGCGCACCGGAATTGGACGATCCCGTGGTTTGTGATCGTGCCGACACCTGCACTTCAGCGACTTGAGCTACATCAATCTGCTCGAAATGCAGCGTACAGTTTAAGCCGTGCAGAGTTTGTCTATCGTCGGGAGCTTCTGCGTGGACTAAGAGCATATTATGATACGTTCCCAGTCGGGTGACGATATCAACTGGCACTCTGGCAATAATCATATTTGCAAAGAGTGTCCATGCGGATATGCCCCGGTCTCCTGTCAATGCCGGCTGCCCAGGCGGTGCAAAAAAATTGGTAATCGGAATTATGCTGGTGGCTTTGTTGTAAACATCAAGCACCGTGTCAAATAACCGATTTCCCGTTTTAATTGACCGCGCGTAGACCTCCGCGTCCGATACCATCACATCAATATCAAGTTCTGCCGGCAGTAATATCGCGTGATCAGTCATCACCGATCCGCTCTGCACCGGATAATGCGTCGCTTCCACAGATAAAGAATGATTTGTACGCATAATACCAGAAAATGCCGCCCCGCCGATTGTCCATTTTGGCGTATATAAAATATAGTCCTCGAAATTATTAAACGCTGTCGTGTAATCCAGCAACGTTTGATTGTTAAATACTTTCGCAACATCTTTTGTAAAGTCCGTCCAGCTGGCACGAGATGATGTGATTTCTTTACCGTAGTTTTTGATTGATGTAATTAAACTCACTGCATACCCGCCCCCCTGTCATAAATATTACTGATATCGCGTTCTGGCAGTACCTTTCTGATTTCTGATGCCGCTGCCCTGCCGATAGCCTGCGGATCGGCGTTATTGCCGTACACATTGATTGTGACCGGCGCATTAACGGTATTTCTCTCGCTGCGGGAATCGGCAAAGCTGCTTGTCCCCGCAAGAGTACTGACAGTACCCGTCCACTCGCCCCACTTCGTTTTTATTGCATTCCAGCCGTTTTCAAGCACCCTTCCTGTATTAGCCGCCCTTTCCAACAATGACGGACTCCCGGACGGCGTTACATCCGGTTCCTGTGGCGGCGGGGAATTATTCCGTGCCCATTCGTCCGCTTCCTGTTGTATGATCGCTTTCGCGTCAGCACGTTCCGAGTCCCAGCGGTCATGTAATTGCTCGGCAGTAACGCCTTCGCTGTTAGCCGTATATCCATTACGGACGTTATAGATTGCGTCAATCAATGCTTTTTGCGATTCAGCGGACATATTGATGGCACCTGCTCCGCCCATTGCCTGTATTGCCCGCTCGATGATATTCGTCCCGCCGCCATGCTGCACGGCAACTGACCAGACGGCTTCACGCACACCTCGAGATTGTTTTTCAATATCTATCCCCGTACTATTCAGGATCTGCGCAACTTGCGGAGCATAATGCGTTTTTGCAATATACTGTCGCTGCGCTTCCCGGAACCCTTCGGGATCCTCACTGGCAATATCGCGCCATTCCTGATCAAAGTCTGCAGAGCCGACAGCTCCCGCATTTGATAAGCGGTTATACCACTCGGTATTGATGCCGGACAAGTGCTGCAGGAAACTCGGCATGTTCGCCGGAATAATCTGCCAGCTTCCGTATGCACCGCCGGAACCGCCAGTAGTCCCCGGAGCTCCCTCGTATTTTTGAGAAAGCGCACCAAGGCGCGGGTCCGAAATATCGACACCGCCGGAGAACATATTACCGATGAGAGCTTTTGCTCCGGCAAAATCACCTGTCAATAATTTACCGATGATATTCGCAAATTTTCCGATGCCGGAAATCATCTTTGCAATAGTAACAACAATTTGCTTAAGGACTTTTTTAAATGACGTCCAAGAGCGAGTTTTACTTGTAATTCCGTCACTGATTTTGAAGAATTTTAGAATTCCGTCAATCAATGACGATATGCCATTCACTAAGGATGTAACGCCCTGACCGAGCGAATCAAATGCTTCCGAGAATGCGTTAACGGTTTCTATATCGACAATGTAATTCCATAATTCGGATAGTTTATCAAAAAAGCTCTCGCCGAGGTATTCCGTAATGTCATAGAGTGACTTAGCCAATCGCTCAAACGCATTAACGAATGCCTGCAGCCTCTCAGAATGTTCAACCCAGTGGAAAAATCGGCTGACATAATCAACCATGACTAACCATGCTTTATTGCATAACTCTAAAACACGATTCAGCTTTTCCCACTGCTCACCAAACAGACTTTTCTTGCCGTCCATGTAGGCGAAATAATCGTCTAAGAGTAGCAGCACCCCGCCGATGGCCATGGCCATCGCACCGATCGGTCCCGCAAGAAACGCAGCAATAGCAGTTCCGAGGGCAAGAAACGCCACTCTGCCATTATGTGGCAGCCGCTGCCAGAATTCATTAATACGCTTTCCAATGCCAGACAGCACACGCCAGACGGCGAATGCTATATTTCTGATAAATCCGAAACCTGTCGCGATCGTTCGGGTAATGCGTGGCAGATTGGTGATGATATATTCATTCATAGACTGCAGCGTTTTTTTTGCATCACCCAGAGGTTGCGCAAGGTCTTTGACAATATAGTAAGCGACCCACTGCATACCGGCTGCGATTTCCTGTTTCAGGCGCGTAAATTCAAATGCCAGTTCCTGCACTTGATTCATGGCGGCCTTATAGCCGCTACCTGCAGTCATTGCCGCACTGTCAGCCAATAACTGGCGATACTGTTCGCGGAGCTTCGGATTAATCTGTACTTCATTAGCCGATTTTCCGAGAGCGTCCAGCGCCATCTTCATTTGTTTCGCCTGCCCGGCCGTAACAAACATTGTCCGTCCCAGCGTTTCATACGCCATTTCCTGATCGACCATGGACTTTACGAGTGATACTCCGGACGCCACAATGCCACTAATCGCCGCCGCTACAAGTGCGCTGGCTTTCGCCAGTTTCGGAGCCAGCGATTCCATCCCGCCGACCATTTGATGGACGGAATTAACCGCTTTCTTTAACTCCGCAACCGACCGCGCGTCAACATCAGCACCCAGTTTCACCAGATACTCTTCAATGTAGTTTGCCGCCACTATACATCACCACCATTCATCATTTCCGCATATTCCTGTGCCCTGCGCTTGTTCTCCGCCTGTAAGATGATCATTTCATGAGCATCCAATAGATCGTCCAACGTGTAGGTACCATCAAATACTTCTTTCTGCTGCCACATGCCCTGCATGACAGGCAAGTAAGCAAAAGCGTTAATATTTACCGGCTCTGCGACGGCGTAACCTGCTGAATCCCTGACAACAGGGAAGTCAAGCCGTCTTCGCCGAAAAAACCGGATAAATTAAATACCAGTGCCTGCGTTGTAAGAACGAATACAGCAACCGCTTCTTTTTCTAATCCGATAACCGAGAAATTCCCGGACGCATCAACGACCGGCGTCGCCCCGGCAGGCAGGATTTCTTCGCATACCTGCAGGGCGGCATTCTGCAGCTTGTTAAATTCGCCATCGCTCATTGTTATGCTTGATACGATATCTTCCGGATTAACCACTTTAGACATATCCGTGATGGTTTCCGCGTCCGATTTTAACTGCAGAATGGACGGCAGAAAACGGGACATAACCGTATAAAGAATATAACTGCCGGTGCGTGCGTCGAATTTATTAATACGGAATTTTCGCTTCTTTCCGGCAACCGTGAGTTCAATATCTTTGTAATTCATAATTCACCTCACGCACGATTTAAACGCTGCACATCACCGAACAGCAGCACCCAGCTGACATTCTGTCCCTGAGATTCGAACGGTTCATCCGGTTCTTTCTGAAATGCGCCGTAAGAGCAGGAAATCGTCTTGCTCATTTTCGGGGCGCGGATTGTCAAGCTGATCTGTGCCCATTCATCCGTGGACGCCGACCACAGATAATTAAACAGCCCCTGTAGCCAGTTATGCAGCGGAGATGTCTGCTGGGCATTGATAGATACAGTGCCATTGTTCCCTGCAATCTTGCTGGTCATTACAGAGCCGTCGGCAGCAATATTCTGCTGGGAGCGTTCCGTCGATTTGCTGACAGAAAAATTCCCGATACCCTCGCCGTTAACCGAAAACTGTCCGTAGGACGGATGCGAAATAACGGCGGTAACATCGGTAAAAGAATAAGTTGAATATCTCATACATTAGCCTCCTCTTAGCGGTTGACGTCAACCTGCACGACAACGGAATGAATAGCCCCGGCGAGCTTCAGTGCGATGTAGATCGGCGGTGCGATACGGTTATCACGGTCGGACTGGGACTGCTTATCAATCGGTTCCGACTGAATTAGATATCCGTTCGGCAGCGTATCACCGGCTGTGAGTTCAAGCACATCATTACCATTCCAGACGCCGGACGCCAAGAATCCGATCTTGTTGTACTCTTGGCAAACATCTTCCAATGCCCTGTGCAAGATCGTCATTCCGGCTTCTGTCTGCGGCACTTTCGCATTCTGTGTCAGCCGATCCATGATAGCCAGCTGGCAATCATTTTTGAATTTATCAAGGAAAATAATCTCATCGAAGAATGAACCGTCGGCCATAACGCCCTCTTCTAACATATTGTAATAAGTACCGCGGTTCACATAGACATTACCATTTGCTCCCTTGATTTTCGTAACGGAATTAGACGGGAAAACAGAAGTTGCATTTTCTGTTTCAATGCCGGAAAGCGTCTTGAATTTCATGGTAAATGCGGAATTGATCGTACCGGTCATAAAAGCCATAGCATTTCCGATAGCCGCAGCCACAGCGTCGGAATGCTTTGTTGAAAACAGGCCAAAGCAACGGCGATACAGTTTATTTTTTGCCTTAACGAACACACTGTTATCTGTAGCGGCAGCGTCATTTTCGGCGTCGCCGGAAGTGTAAGCATAGACCGTATCCGGCGTACATGAATTCGTGTATTCAAGATTTGCCAAGTGCTGCGTGGCGGTCTGATCCTCGCAGACGATACCCACATACCACTCATAATTAGCTTCGCGGCATGCTTTCAGAGCCTGTACAGCGGTTTCTGTTACAGACTTCACCGTGGCAATACAGCCGACCATGAATTTATCAGGTTTTTTATTCTGCCCCATAAGCAGAGCAGCGGCTTTATACAGGCGGTCGGTGAGTTTGAACCCATCCTGCAGCATTTCATCCAGAGATGTATACTCGCGGACGCGTTCTGCTGCCGGAATAATATCGGTCTTGCCTATCAGGCAGCATACATTGAATCCTTTTCTGACTGCAGATCGCTGAGAAAGATTAACAATAATCTTGACAACGCTTGTCAGGTCTAACGGTTTAAGCGGCATATTAGCCTCCTTTTTAATAATCAGGGAACGTTAACACTCCCTGTAAAATCATCTTGATTACCGGAGCTTGGCACGGAATCGTGCGGGACAGTAAGTGTGACGTGTTCAATAGCTCCAACGTTTTCCGTGTCAACGTAAAGTTCGTTGTAGCGTAATGTCATATCAGACCGTTCCCACCATTGTCCGTTAAATAACTCCGGAGAACGTACGATAGCAGGATTCGTGGGAACCAGACACACGTTCTTACTCTCGAGAGTTCTGCGTGTCTTCTCCCAAAGGACACCCGCACGCACCCGATCCAGCCATTCATGCCCGTCCGTGCCGTAGCACGTCAGCAGTATATCCCAGACCCGTGTTCCAACGTGATCACGATATACGGTGCCGTTCTCAGTATGATATACCGGAGAACGATCGTTACCATAACTATCGTCTGCCTCATGCAGGAACATGAACAGTACGGTATCCGAAATCTTGAACCCCGGTGCGCCGTCTGTTGGGTACGACACCCGCACCGTAGAGCCGTTCACCGGCTGTTGAAGAATGTCACAAATTGCCGTGCGGAGCAAAGACTGCAGAGCTTTAATTTTCATTTGTCCCGTTCCTCCCGAGCATAATTCCGATCATCTTCGTATAGCCGGAATCCTGCCAATTCTCAAGATGCATAATTTTATAAGTATTGCCCGCATACCGTAGGCGCGGCGGCGGGCTGGCGGTTAAATCAAGGTCTATCGGCTTGCGTGTCCAGAATGTGATTGAGCCGGATATCCGGTCGGCTTCCGGAAGCATCTCCAGATCGTCTTTGCCCGTCGCCCTCACGACACCGCTGACCGTTTCCGGAGCGGCCTGTGATACGACATACTCGCCGTCCTGCCACTCGCCCTGATTTTTAACAATCTGGAACGTAGTGACGAAATCCGGATCATCAAGCAGAAACGAAATATCCAGCATACAATCAATCCTTTCTGACTACATAAGTGATAGCCTCCTGCATGGCACCGGTATCGATGAGCGGGCGGCTTGAACCTTTCAGCACGATCGTTCGCGGACTGTTCGGTGCCCATCCATTACGCGGATCGGTAAACCATTTCTTGGCGTACGATGCCGCCAAATTACCCGCACTTCGCAAGCCTCGGTCATTCTTAGTCTGCAGATATTGTTTAACGCCGGTATTCATCGCCCGGGCAATAACGGCTTTATTAGCCGCGATGGCAGGTTCAAGGACAGGACGCGGCGGCGAAGCCCACAACGGGGAGCCGTGAGCTTGCAAATACAACTCATGCGCTGCGCTGTATTTCATGCCGCTCTCGACGTTCTTATCCATTTCCTGCCGCATGGCTTTTCTGCGGATGCCGTGGGTATGCAGGTAGAGCAGTTCAGAGCTGGTTACCGATTCGCCGTCACGTGCCGTTCTGTCAGATGGTATACCGACTAATACGCCGATTTTTCCCAGTTCTTTCATGCGGGCTGCCAAGTCAAAATCGGCGCGTTGCTTCTTTACTACAGTCAGTCCCATATCATCACCAAATCGTCATACCGCCCATGGCGGCAACCTTTGCCAGCTGCACAAACTGCTGCCCGTATACAGTCTGAGAAAATGTCCCCCAACCTGCAGATTCACTCGCAACCGAGCCGAAATCATATCCGACGGACATATCCGCAACCGATTTACTGGTAGCGACACCTCGAGATAATCCGGCATTGATAATCTGCTGCGTGCTTGCGCCATCCGGCGTAGATGACTGCAGATATAACGTGAGGAAATGGGCTATGTATAACCCCATGCCCATTTCCCATAAGTCATTCCAGCGGTCATACTGCAGGCAGTTCATAGCCATCTTGAGCCATGCTTTCCTGACGACTTCTGACACGTCTTTAAACTGCGGATACATCGTCAGAAAATCGTCCATTGTATATTCGGGATTATTATCACTGCTCCGGATATTCGACGCAGCAGCGATAATCCCGTATATATTCATCAGTCACCTCTGGCCGCGGTAACGGCTTCAATGAGTTCTGCCTTGGTAGACTTATCGGACAATTCAAGTCCGAGTTTCGTGCCCATTTCGATGAGTTCCGCTTTCGTCATATCGTCCAGCGGATCAGTATCGGCAGGTTTGTTTTCCGGGATTGTAATAATCCCGTCCTGCATCGCCCAGTCAAACATCGGATCGGCTTTAATCCATTCCGGCGCGTCAACCAAATCCATCTCACGGGTGGCAAAAATCGCCCCGGTTTCTGGATTGCGGAAGCCTACCCGCTTATAAGCAAATATAACCATAGCTACCTCCTTGATTAAATGCCGTCACGATAGACGAACGGTTCAGTGTAGTGTACCTTAACCTGACCGACAGCAGACACATACAAGCTGTCGTAGGATGCATTCGCAACTACCGGCTGTGTCATTGCACGAGTGAGCGGCACCGGAACATCCATGCCGACGAAGCGTTCTTCATTGACATAGCAGATCATGCGGTCTTTCTGTCCGACGCCCGCTTTTTCACACCAGCGGCATTCGCCGATAAACAGGTCAACGCCCTTATTTTTAGCAATGTTATTCTGCTTGAGATATTCAAGAATGGAGATTGCACCGTTCACGCCGGCGATGGAAACCATAGTAGTTACCAGATACCCATACTGTGTCGGCGGAATCAGAATATGGTTCGGAATAGCAGTCTGGTCGTACCCGGAAGCAGCCCACCCTGCCATGATTGCCTCGTTGATATCGGTAAGGATTTCAAGCGGCGTTTTCTTCTTCCATTCAGTGGCAGCGGCAGCACCTGTCGCAACGGAAACCGGAGTTACTTTAGACTGGTTCACCAGCCCTTCAGTACCGTAATCAGCATTACCGATATAAGTATTGCTGTCCATGTACTTGTCGTAATCAAGACGGATACCGGTGTTATAAATCTGTTCGATAGAGCGTCCGGTTACAGCACCGCGCTGCATATCAACGAATTTAACACCCATGGTGATTTCATAAGGCAACACCTTAAATACGTCTTTACCGACGTTCGCCTGAATTCTGCGGATTGCGTTCTGGATGCCGCCGGTTTCGGAATTACCGCCGACAGCAGCATAGTCGACATTCATCGCGCTGGTGGATTCTACCCATCCGCCGCCGGACTGAATACTAATATCACGGGGATATGTAGTGCTTGTCAACGGTTCGCGCAGTTTCGGATCGATTTTTTCAAGTTCGGACACAAGAAAGGACAGACCGCCGGAAATCGCGGAGCTGTCAAAAGTCGGTACGGCATTTCCGTACATAGATGGCATAGTGATTTTTTTACCCATAATTATTATTTACCTCCTGTTAAACGCCCTGACGGGTCACAATAACAACTTCCGCAACGTTATTAGCGTCTTTGCCGGTCGCCCACTTTGCATTAGTGAGTTGTACCGTATTAGTTGCATCTGCAGCTGCTGCAAATTCTCCCATTTTGTGACCGCTTGCGGCTGCTTTGTATACATGTACGGCACCGTCCACAGTCGGATTCCCTGCAACACATTCAACCATGACCGCACCGCGTTCGAGAATATCGCAGTTTTCATTGGCTGCATAATATCCGTGGTTCTGATCAGGATAAACGAGCGCGGACTTTACACGGCGCATAGCAACGCCTGCAAATGCAGCAGCGGTGCCTGCCCCTGCACCCAGTAGCGTGCAGGTTCCGTCAGCACCGATTTCAACGGCAGCACCGAACGGGATATTCGCAGCACCTTTCTTTACCGGTCTGGTACGAGAAATTTCATCCCCCTGACGGCTAATCTGTCCGGGATATCCGAAATTAAGAGTTTTTCCAATAACTGTTCCTGGCATAATTATTTACCTTCCTTTCTGTAATGAGGATTCATTTTTCTGCAGGCTTCCCCGAAATCGGATGCGTGAGCCATGCCATGGTCTGCAGCTTTTGCATGCAGCATTTTAGCGAAAACTGAATTATCCTTTTTCTGCGGTATCAGTGCGCCACGAAGTCCATCAACGACTTTCTGCCGCTGATCATCCGGCAATGCAGCGATAGTCGGTTTAATCGCTCGAAGAATAGAACGAGCTACTGCGCGGTCAACAGTCGGTTTTTCGTCTTCATCGTCCTCGTCTTCGGTTTTAATATTTTCCGGAGCTTCAGTGACGGACTCCTCGTTATCAATCGGATCTTCATCTTCAGATAATTCTTTCTCGAGATTGTCCAGATCGTCCGGTTTTTCGTCGTTCATGCGCGCTTCCAGATCGGCGATGCGCTTCATGAGCGGTGCGAACGCTGCATCAAGTGCTTTTTTTACTTCTTCTTCCGGTACGTCTTCATCTTTCACTTCCGGCTTTACTTCCGGTTTGGTCTCCGGCTTTTCTTCAGGTTCATTCACCGCGTCCATAGCTTCTTTCAAATCTTCCGGCGTGGTATCTTCATCTTTCGCAAAGACCGCCAGCATTCGACTTACAATATTACCTTTTTTACTCATTGTCTTACCTCCGTTTTTAATAACTGGTTTTTCATCCCTGATGGCTACTCGACTACCGGCTCGACCGTTATTCACGACCGCTATATGATTGCAGACAATATTACATTGTTCCAATCCGCCGTCGCATTCCCGATAATCACACAGATACCCTGCAGATATTTCACGCTTTCCTGCTTCAATCTCGGATATAAGCGTAGCATCATAGATAATTAAATCGCCGATAATCAAATCGGCATTTTCACCGGCACCCCTGCGGACATTCGCACAGGTACCACGGATATAACCGGTCGCATTTTCCGGTTCTACAAATTCAGCAGGATGATCGTCCGTTACCGGTTTTCCCTCAAAGCTCGCTAAAGTAGACTTCTTAAAGACTTCTTCCGGTTTTCGGTACACTTTCACGATTGAGCTATCGCTCATTCCGACCTCGCTGCCCAGGTAGTCCTGCTCACCCGTCCGAGCAAGCGGGACATTATGACAGATTAAAAAGCCGTCCGTCGTCCTCGTCATGTTGGGCGAAAAGCGGCTTCCGTAATAAGCCTGCATTATATCAGACCTCCTACCATTTTAATAACTGCCGATTTGTTCATACGTGTAATTTTTCCGTTTTTATGTACCGGTACCGTGTCCGGTATTTGTTCCGGCACAATAACCGGCTCCGGCGTACATCGGCAATTAAACGTGCCGCCGGGCGGATATCGACCATAGGGCTTCTGATATCCGGGAAATAACGCCTCCGGATTCGGCGGATCATCCCAAGAGCACAGAACGCCATCCATTTTTTTATGCGCCGATCGGGAGCGTTCATCCCGCACGCTGCGCCAGAAATACCAGTTGTGTCCCAGATCCTGACAGTCCGCCTGAATCATAGCCGTGTGATACTTCGCCATTTCCGTGCGGGCAATCAGCTTTGACCTCGCCCGCGTTCGGTTCGGAAACAGTTTTAATATTTCCGCTTCGATATCTTCAGGTCTTCGTCCTTTCGCTGCCTGCTCAGCAGCGTAATCGCTAACCTGTTCAGCAGTGGACAGCGGCAGTGTTCGGATTAACGCGGCATTTTCGCGTATCATTTCCTGCACGCGCCTGCCTCGCTCACCGGCCATGGATTTTATCAAGCGCATATACATTTCACGCGTTTTAGAGTTATAGCGTGCAGCCTCACGCCAGTTTCTGCCGACATCAGCAAACAAGCCGGTAATCATTTTACCCGCCAGAGCTTCAGAAAACGCCCTGAATTCCTCGGTTTTTGACCAAGTGTCCATCGCCCGCTTAAATGCGGCATATGAGCTGCAGTCGCGGCATGTAAAAAGCGCCTGCTTTAACAGACGCTCCAATGCCCGCTGATACGCCAGCTCAATTCGCCGCCTTGGCTCCCATAGTGGCATATATAACCTCACAATTGATTTATCATCATAAGAGATATATAATCAAGACAGAAGAGATCAAGGTTGTTAGAAGAGTATGTCTTTCTAACGTAAAGTCATGAGAGTTAATCGTCTTCATGACTTCCTTGATCTTTTTTTGTCATATACAAAATATCCGGTAACAAGAAAATTCAGTTTATCATTGAATATTTCAGGAGAAATAATAGCTTGATATTTACCTTTAGTAATCACAAAACGGCCACGCTTATTTATTTTCAACGTTCCATTTTCTATGGTGTCGGATAAATGCGAAACAAGTTCATCGACATCTTCATTTTCTTCCTTGCGACGTTTAATAATATGCTTCAGCCCGACTGAATCATTTCCCCAAATTAACGTAATGTCATCAATATCAGAACGAATAAATGCATTTTTGATATGCCCATTTTTACAATCAAGTAATTTTTGGACGGCAGCATCTCCGTGAGGAGCTTTATGCTCTTGCCCTAATAAATCAAGGCTTTCCTGCTTAAAGCCAATACTATTACCGCCACCGGAGCCACCGCCAGTAAATTTACCGTCATCACTGCGCGGATGTTTGCTTTCTTCGAAATCTGAATCCTGCGTTTCCATCGAAGACATGCCGGGGATATCCATTTCACCGGCAGCTTCCGGCTGATCAGACGCTGCTTCGATCTGCTCATCGGTAATGTTCGTCCACATGCCGGTCAGTTTGCTTGACCCTTGTAATTCGCGGAGTGCGGTCTTTTCGGACACCAGCCCCGCCGTATACGCCTGCACGACAGCTGCTGTCTGCTGACTGCCAAGGCTCTGTTTTTCATCATTACTCGGGCGGCGTACCGGATTAAATATATAATCCAGATCGTCAGGCACAGCCCCCAATGCTGACATACAGACAATGGGCAGCAGCTTATCAAGCACCGGACGTAACTGCGATTCCTGCGACTGCTCAATGGTGTCATAGTAATTATCCATATCCGCATCGCCGGTAGAGTTCATGCCCGCAGGCGACCGACCAAATAACTTCGTGACGGGAATCCCGCATGCCCCCGACACGTCCATCATGAACCTGTCATAGACCTCGCCCAGACCTGAGAACGTATATTGATGGGATTCATAAGAATCATCTTTGCCGAGAATCTGAATGCCGTTATTATTCAGCATCATATTCAATCCCTCGAGCGTATTATACAGAGCCTCCTGCTGCTTTCCGCCGCCATACGCCATCAACTGCTCCATACCATCCATTTTCATAACACGGATATTAGCCATAAACGTCAACAGTGCTATATTCCACGACACGTTATCCCGTTTTTTCAATTCCGAAAAAACGTGTTCCATTTCAGACGTACCCCAGTAATTCTCCGCGAGTTTTTCAAGATATGGCATTTCGCGCCCGGTAAATCTGCAGACACGGCTATTATGCAGTCGTATAACGCCCTGCCCTTCCGGCAGCGTGACCTCATAATATTCCGGCATACCGAAATCCGGATCGGTTATATCGGTAATCAAATCCGCGCTGGGCTGTATGCCTGACCACCGATCCATAATCAGCAGTCCTTTAAACGCACCCGGCATCACACGATCCAGATCCAACGGCTCATCCATGTGATCAGCCTCACCGTCAATCATAATAATACCGGCAGCTCCACCGTACAGGCGTCCCCAATACAACCCGTTTAATATTTTTGAGTGCAGGCGTGTCTGGCGGATAATTTTTGATATTTGCTGTATCTGGTCGGGATTGATATCAGACTGTAAATCATAACCATTCTTCATCATATCTTGTGGGATTGTATTAATAATTTTCTGTACCACCCAATGTGACCGATATAGAGAGTTCAACACCTGCCAATTTTGAGTAAACCGTGTAAGCGGATATTCTGTCGCCTCGAGCAGATTCGGCATACCTGCGCCGCTGCGGGCAAGCGGATTTACAAACTCATCCAGTGTGAGTTTCCGCCCCACGTTCTGCCCGGCGTCGTTCGTCAAGCGGCGAGCTTTACTTTTCTTCTTCATAAGCAGACAGCCTCCAGCTTTTAATCATAGTTTTTACACAATAACGCATGGCATCGCATGCATGATCAGATTGTTTTACAGGCTTTTCCTGCCCGTGAGTTAATGCGGCTTTTTCGTCCCAGACGTAAGACGCCAGCTCATCTCGCATATTCCGGCATTGTTCGTGGATATGCAGGTGTAGTGTCCGAAACAGCATGGCCACCATACGGATTCCGTCATTGACGTCATTATCCGCGTCTTTTACACGATACCCCGCCTGTCGCAGTAGCACCTTAAAACTGGCGGCGGACGGGTCGATAATCACATAGTCGGGATCTTCATCGCCGACAAATTGCTTAAAGTCTTCCAGATACTCGGCATCGGATTTCTGCCGCCCCTCTTTGCGGGAATTGTAATAATATTCTTTGTCTAACCAGAGGTCGGTGCCATCATCGTAAATATCTAAAAAGACCATGGGATTAATCGTCCCATAGTCTATGGAAATATATCTCCGGCTCCGGCCACGCAACTGCTCCGGCCGCGTATTGTCATTATACAGATTCGCATCGGTAAACATATCATAAATGACGCCTTCGGCAATCACCCACAAGCCAAGAATCATACGCTTATACCAGATCCCCTGATACAAACGCATGTAACGCTCTTTCACCTCATCAGTAAGTGATAAGTTATCATCAAGCGTAAAGTGCAAGTGTAGGATTTGTTTTTCTTCAGCTTTATCAATGTAATCCGTTTTAATGTAATGGTACGGTGATTCCGGATTACAGTTCATCCAGATTTTAGAATTTTTAACAGAGCAGCGGCCAATCATCTGTTCAACGAACGACCGTGGAAACAATGCAGCTTCATCAGCCAGCGCTCCGGCGGCAGTCAACCCTTGAATCACATCCTGACTGGCTTCATTGCTTGCACCGAAACAGTAATATGTATTACTGCCGATCGTTATATAATTCTCTGATCGATTATATGTATACGGCACCTGCATAGAGTGCAGGATCTGAAACATCGGCCGAAGCAGATTACGCTTTAATGCACCGGACGAACGTCCGGCAACGATAAACGCCTGCCCATCGAACTGGCTAAGCGACCAAAGCAGAAACGCATTCACCATAGCAATTGTCTTTCCGGAACGAATAGACCCGTCAGCGATAACCAAATCATAATCAGCATATGGCGAATTTCCCTGCATCCACCATGAGAGAAGTTGTTTTTGCTTTCGGGAAAACGGCAGAAATTGAAACGATGCACCCCTATCAATTACCGCCATTATTCCACACCTCCGACGTTCCAGCCTGTAACGCATTTATATAGCCCGCCAGATCTGGCTTGCCCTCTGCAGACCCCAGACGTTTAATATTCTGTATTTCTGCCCGCATCTTATCAATGCGAGTAATACGTTCCTCATTCTCCGGAGATTCCGGGAGCATATCCTCATATATTCTTAGCATATGTGATAGTGTAGCCATTGCTCTGGCTTGTGTATTCAAAAACGACTGCCATTTATCAAAGACCAATACTTTCTCGGTATGCGTTGATACGGTCACTACCCGCTTACCGGTCGTATCCGTACTTACAGTTTTATCCGTAGTAGTGACTTCCGTATCTCCTTGTCGGATAAATTCAATCATCGCCTGCCACGACGTCATGATCGCGACGAATTTCAAGCTGATCAACATCCACTGTATATCAAGCGGAGATACGCCCCGCAATTCAGCGGCAGCCTTGAGCGTTTCCGGCGTTAAATATTGACTGTACAGATTGTGCCGCAGATTACGTCCTGATAATACCTGTTTCTTATGCGGCTCGCCCCGCCACTTCCGTATCCATCCATAGACCGTATTTTTCGATAATCCGTATTTACTTGCGATTTGGGCGCAGGCAATACCTCGCTTGAAATCGTTATAAGCAGCATTATACTTGTCCTCATTCCGCCGCGGCATCACCTCACCTCCGCATAGAAAAAGCACCCCGATCGAGGGTGCTTAATGTAATATAAATTATTGCATTTTCATTCCAATCCTAAGGATATTGAATTCATCTTTTTTCTTCGGGATCACGTAAGGATTGTTGCTTGATAAAGAAGCGATACTTTTTTATCCCCTTTTCCGTTTTTGAATTTCAGATTCCAGCACTTTGGATAGTGAATTACGGTACTGCTTCGCACCTTCTGCAGTATACCCATCACCAAGTGATCTCGGACTTCCTTTCTCAATAGCGACACCGGCTTTTATATATTCATTGAAGATTTTTTCTAAATTCGGATTTTTTGCCAACTTCATAAAATCTTCCCACGGCTGATCATCATCAATATAGCAGCGCTCCTGCATTTCTCTTGAAGTAATAGCAGCGTTTGCTTTTGAAATATCTTCGCCGAGCATTTCAGATATCGCATTTTTTGCAATATTTCTGCACTCGTTTTTCTGTTGTGCAGTCTTTCCCGCGTCAGCAATATCGGCAAATAAATCGGAACCCAATCCAGCCTCGTTCAACACTTTGCTTTCTTTAGAACGCATACCAAGACTGACATTTTCACCAGCCTTTTTACCGGATTTTGCAGCTCCGTTCAGATGACTGCCATTTGATGTAAATTTACCATCATCACTACGCGGATGCTTGCTCTCCTCGAAATTAGCGTCAATAGATTTTACTATGCTATCCAGTACCATACGTTTCATAACAGTAACCATCCTTTCAGTCATAATATTAACTCTGTATTTTCAGGTTTGCAAATCCATATAATTAATTACATCCCCGCCGCGATGCAGCTTCACATCAGCAGCAGTGCCTACCTGATTAATATATCGTTTAACGATCACATCACAATACACCGGATCGAGTTCAACCGCCCGACACCTCCGCCCCGTTTGCTGGCACGCAATCAACGTGCTGCCCGAACCGCAAAACGGTTCAAAAACAATCTCGCCTTTCCGGCTTGAATTCAAGATCCCACGCGTACAGAGCGCAATCGGCTTCATTGTCGGGTGATCTTCCGACCGCGTCGGTTTCGGTATCCGCCAGATTGTAGTATCAGCGTCAGTGCCGGAATCAACCACATCATAACTTGGTACTTTAATATTGATATCCTGCATATCAGTCTTGAAATTCAGCACATAACCATCATCCGTTTTCGTAATAGACAGCGGAAGATGTTCATCAATCACAGTAGATTTATTTCGCCCACCGTAAAACTTGTGCGAACCGTCCGGCTTCCATCCGTACAATATCGGTTCATGCTGCCATTGATAATCCTGACGACCTAAAACTATTGTATTCTTTACCCAGATTAAGCACTGCTTTAACAGCAAGCCTGAATCCCTAACCGCTCGCCGGAAAATATCACCGGAGCTATCCGCATGACAGATGTAATACGCCCCGCCATTTTTGAGCACTGCCGCCATCGCAACGAATGCCTCTGATAAAAACAGCCGGAATTCATCTTCATCCATCTTATCATTCTGTATGGTGAGGTGATCTTTAGTCTTGCCGACATATTCCACATTGTACGGCGGATCGGTAAATACCATATCCGCCAGCTGCCCATCCATAACGGTTTTAACATCATCCGGATTAGTAGAATCCCCGCATATCAATCGATGGTCGCCCAATTCCCAGATGTCGCCCGGCTGCGTCACCGGTTCTTTAATATCTGCAGCTTCCGCTTCGGCATCAAAATCATCCTCACCGACGCCCGCACCGGCAGCCGCCGATTCCGCCTCACCGATAAGCCGGTCAATATCACTGTCAGAGTAGTCGGTGACGTCTGCAAAATCGCCTGTATCCGCCAACAACTGTCCCAGCAGATCATTATCAATATTCGATAATTCCGCAATACGATTATCCGCAATCAAATCTGCATATTCCGCCGCTTCCGATTCATATTCCTGCACATCCACAGGCACATCTGTCAGCCCTAAGGATAATGCAGCCAGCAAACGGCCATGACCACGGACAACGAAGCCGGAACGCTTAGATATAGTAATCGGAGCACGCCAGCCCTGCGTCTGTATGATTTTCGACAACAAAGCAATCTGCTTATCGCTGTGCTGATTCGGATTTCGCGGATTCGGAACCAGCGTCTCAGGATCGCGCATGTCTACATACGCACAATAAACCGGTATCATAACTTACCTCACGCACAATGTAAAAAGCGCACCGTGGGAAGGTCAGTGCGCTTTTTACTTAATTAAGGAGGAGATGAATCATGGAAACATTCAGGAGTATTATTTCTTCATCTTCACGCTACCATAATATCACATTTCGATGTACTTTTTTGTACTTTTTTGTACTAAACTCATTTAAAACTGTAAAAGTTCCGGCGGAACAACACGGGATAAATGCACCAGAGAATCATCTTTACGCTTGTTCAGCGGCGTCCTTGCATAATTCATAGCCCGCATAATCTCGTCCCACGACTGATCCAACATATACCAGCGAAGCAGAACCGAGTAAGAAACATTATCCGTTTCGTAAGAAATCACGTTTAATGCCCGCTCACGATACATAATCGATTCAGCGATCGCTTGCTGTACAAGCTGTTCATAATGCTCGATAGCAATAAACAGATCGGACATATCTTTTTGATTCGACGATTGCACCCGTTCAGACAACGCCGGAGATGATATTAACTCCGCATCAGCCCGACATTGCTTTAACTCATCTTCCAGCGCGGATAACCGGTAACGCTGCCCGCGTACACGCTCAAGAAAATCCCAGACATTCATTATTTGCCCTCCCTCGGATTGATTTTCTTTCCGGTGGCCGCCTGTTTGAGCCACTCATTAAACTGCAAACATTTAGCCATATCCCGTTCATACGGCTCGCCTGGTTTCTTCCCTGCACGGCAGAAATATTTAAACATACTGCCCTTGAGCCAACCCCTGAATTCCTCCGGCGTGAGAATATCCTGCAGCATTTCCACAGGCTGCAGCCTTGCGCCGTCAATCTGATAATGCTTGGCGGTAGCCGCTGAACCGTCGGAAGATTCGTCACAGGATTGATTATTATTGGACTGGGTTTTCTGCTTTGATAGTTCACAGTCTATACCTGCTGCCATTTTCCGCAAATACCGGAGTAGCACAAACGCACTAATTCTCTCATCGTAAGTATCATGATACTCAATATATTTAATCAAAGCGTCTAACCGATTTAATACTATTTGCAAATCCATCATTCTGCCTCCTGCTCTAAAATCTGCATTTCAGCCAAGTTTGCCGCGGCTTGATATACTTTCGCATGTTTAGTGTCCGTACCATGTGTTTCTTCGACCTTTTCTCTAAATTCTTCTATCGTCCCATAAAAACATCCACATCTAACTGATATACCGCCATCTTTATTTTTAAAAAATGTTGTAAAATCGGAGCGGCTGCCAATTCTGCCAATAAGCATACAATCTGCATTACCAGACACCCATGCATTGTCAGTCACCCTTGCATTACCAGCCACCCTTGCATTACCAGCCACCCTTGCATTACCAGCCACCCTTGCATTACCAGACACCCTTGCATTACCAGACACCCATGCATCACCAGTCACCCTTGCATT